CCAGCCACTCGCCGCCGACGGTGCCGATCAGCAGGCCCTTCTCGTCGTCCTTGGCCCAGCGGATGGCGTTGGCGTCGCCGGAATTGAGCGCGAAGGCGATGGCGTTGTCGTCGGCCACGGTGCCGTCGACGGCGGTCGGCGCGAAATTCTCGTAGTCGCCGGTCTTCGACAAATCGCCGCGCGTCGGCTGCAGCGGGCAGCCGAGCAGCGCCAGCCGGTCCTCGTAGATGGTGCAGGCGGCCGGATAGCCGTAGGTCTGGCTGTAGAGGCCGAGGCGCCAGGCCGCCTGCGCCGTGGTGGCACCGAAATTCGACAGCACGTCGACGGTGACGCTGACGACCGACACGAAGCTGACGATCTTGCCGTAGCCCCAGGTGGCGCCGTGCTTGATGCGGACCAGGCGGCCGAGGTCGCTGGCTGCGAAGATGATCGGGATGGCGGCGCCGCCGGCGGCATAGGCGTTGACGAAGGCGCTGCCGCGCAGGTCGTAGGTGTTGGCGTTCACGCGGATCACGGTCCAGTCGCCGTTCGCCTCGACCGTGCCGGTGACGCCGGAGATTTTGACCCGCTCGTTGGTGAGCCAGCCATGCCCGGCCGAGGTCACGCGGATGAGGCCGGCGCCGTTGTTGGCGCAGCCGGTGATGGCCTTCGAGGTGGCACAGGTCACGGCGACGCCGGCGCCGCTGGTCGCCGCCGGCGCCAGGGTCGCCTGGCCCGGGTTCTGCGCCAGGTATGGCCCGTCGAGGAAGTCGAGCTGCTCCAGCGACCACGAGGTGGCGCCGAGGCGGATCAGCTTGCGCGGCACGTAGTTGACGTGGGTCAGGTAAAGCACGTCGTTCGACTGGGTGTAGCGCAGCGCCGCCAGGTCGGCTTCCAGATAGGGCGTCGCCAGGGTGTAGACCCGCGCGGCGACGCCGCCCGAGGCATAGGCGCCGAAGGCGGTGCCGTCGATATTGTTGCCGAACTGGTCCTGCAGGGCGAAGGTGTTGGCGGCGACGGCCGACAGACGGAAGCGGCGGCCGTTCAACTCGGTCATGCCGGCGACGGCCGTGATCTCGACGTCCTGGCCGTTCGACCAGCCATGGCCGGCGACGGTCACCACCACCGGGTTGGCCTGGGTGGCGCCGGTGATCGCCTTGGCGGCCTCCAGCAGCGCGCCGCGGTTGCGGTAGAACCGCACATAGCCCTCGCCGAACTCCAGCTCGTAGGCTTGCTCGGTCGAGAAGCGGAAATCGATCAGGTAGGTCTTCTTGTCGTGGTAGCGCACCGGCGCGACGTAGCGGCTGCCCGGCCGCGACGTGCCGGCGCCCTGCACCTCGACGAACAGGTTCTCGGCCAGCTGCAACCCGGCCGAATAGCGCCCGATGTCGACGCGGCCGTTGAGCTTCGGCGACCACTCGCCGGCATTGAAGTTGGTCTGGATCGGCGACGCGCGGGCGATGGTGGTAACTCCTTTGGTCTCACGTTCCCCGCCTCAGTCTCCAACTACGGCCGGCCGGCTGGGTTGGCGGGCGGCGGCCGGCCGGCCAATCAAGAGAGCAGGGGGAAGAAGCGAACGGAGTTCGCGCCGCCCCCCTGCTCGCGCGAGGCGAGCCAGTTGCCTTCGTCGGGCAGGGTCTCCGGCGGCTCTTCGATGGCGTCGAGGCGCTTGGCCTCGCGCAGGGTCTCGGCGGCCCAGGCCTTCATGCGCTCGAACTTGGAATTGGACTGGGTGACGTCCTCGCAGATCTCCAGCGCCAGATGCGCGGCGAGCGCCGCGGCGAAGGTGACGTCGAACAGATTGGGATCCTCGATGCGCGCCACGTAACGCAGCTCGAGCGGTGCCGCCTGGTCGGTGACGATGGCGTCGCCTTCGATGCGGAACTCGGGAAAGCCGTTGACCTCCAGCACGCGCAGGCAATCGACCGGCTTGGGGAAGCTCCTGGTCGGGCCCCAGACCGGCGTCGCCACCTCGGCCGGCAGGGCGACGCGCTTGATGGCGAAGTTCCAGCGGTGCCGGCGGGTCAACTCGTCGCGCACCTGGTCGAAGGTGGCGCGGTCGAGGGCGCGGCCCTCCGGCGTGTCCTCGCCGATCTCGATGATGCTCGCCGCGCCCAGCTTCTTCAGCGCCCGGTTGGCGATCTCCGCTTCGCTGGCCATCTTTTCTCCCCAATCAAGCCGGCGGCCACTTGTTGTTGCGGATGATGTATTCCTTCATCAGGTCGAGGGCGTTCAGCACCTCGCTCTGCTTCAGGTTCGCCGCCAGATCGACGGTGAGCTCGATGCTCTTGGTGGCGACGGCCGCGCCGACCGCCTCGACGACGTCCTTCGACTTGTCGCCCTTGTTGATGCTCCAGCGCCTGGTTGCCATGGTTTCGCTCCGGGAAAGGGCGGCCGGGGCTTGCGCCCCGGCCAGTCGGTCGCTTCAGGGAGAAGGCGTTACTGCGTGAAGTCGATCTCGCCCAGCACGCTGCCGGCGGCGTCGGCGGCGGCGGTCAGGGTCAGCACCACGTCGTAGTTGATGCCCGGATCCGCGCTGAGGCCGAGCTGCTGCCACAGCGGCTTCTCGCTGTTGGCGATGGTGACGATGTTGCCGAACAGCTGCTCGGCCTTGGTGATCGCGCCGGCGTTCAGCACCACCGCGGCCTTGAAGAAATCGGCGTCGACCACGGCGCCGCCGTCGGCGGTGCTGCGGTAGAGCCCGAAATCCGCCGCCGTGGTGGTGCCGATGTCGGGCGCGGTCAGGCGGGCGGAGATCAGCAGCGCGTTCGACGGCACCGAGCAGAGGATGTATTTGCTGCCGATGCTGTCGCCGTTGGCGATCGCGGCGACGCCGCGGGCATGCTTGCTGGCGGCGCCCTGCACGCGGGCGTCGATGGCGACGCGCGGAACCGCGTCGCGGTTGGTGATCTGGGTGGACTTGACGGTGACGACGGCCATCTCGGCTCTCCTCTTTCAGCGGCGCACGCCGTGCGCGGCTATGGTTGGCGGCGCGATCGCCGGCAGCGGGGTTGGCGGGGCGGCCGCTGCCGGCGATCGCCTTGAACGGCTAGCGGCACCAGATCCGCACCACCTTCTTCTCCTCGAGCCGCGTGGCGCCGAGGGAGCGCATGCAGTAGATCTGCCAGGGCAGGTTCCGGATGTCCTTGCGCTGGCTGATGTCGAACATGAGCTGGTTGAACTCGCCCATATACATGCCGCTCTTGGCCCAGACCGGGACCTGGCGCGACGTGCCGGCGGCGTCGTCGGTGGCGGTGGTGACGCGGTTGAAGATGTGGATGTTGATGCCGAGGAAGCGCTTGACCTTGCCCTCGACCAGCACCGGCGCCTCGCGCTGGTTGAAGTCGCCGCTGATGATCTGGATCTCGTTCAGCAGCGCGTCGTGGTCGGTGGAGTTCACCAGCATGTGGAGCTCGTCGTAATCGACGTCCACCTCGTTGGAGATCATCACCCGCAGCGCTTCCTTCATCTTCGCCACGTTGAGCGCGGTGGCGGCGGCGGCGCCGGTGGCGACCGCGACGTTCTGCCCGCCGGCGGTCGACAGGGTGGCGGCGAAGCTGGTGGTGCCGGACCCGTTCTCGCCGGTCTTGCGGTCGGCGAAGAAGGCGGCGTAGGCCTCGTTGTCCTCGGCCCGGCGCATGGCGTTCGCGGCGTTCTCGACCATGGCGCTGGTCGGGTCGAGCACGACCTTGGCCTTGTCGAGCGTGTCGACCAGCTGCGGCAGGTCGTAATCGGTGGGGAACACCCACGGGCGGTCGACGCCGCCGTCGACGCGGGGCATCGGCTCGAAGCGGGTGGTGACCCTCTGCGCCTCGACCGCGCCGTACTGGTCGACGGGCGAGGCCTGCTTGCCTTCGTGCTGGCCGCGCATGAAATAGGCGCCGACCTTGCCGCCGCGGTCCTGCAGCAGGGTGGTGACGTTGTTGCCGAAGCTGACGCGATAGAGATTGACGAGGTTGACGGACATGGCCTGAAGCCCTCCTGGTTGAACGAACGGGGTCCAACGAAGGGCTTGTCGGGAGGGATGACCGGCGGGCCGAGAGTGGGTTGGTGGGCGGCACTCTCGGCCCGGCGTTTCAAATCCCCGGGCCGCCTCTAGCGCTTTACGCCTGCATCGGCGGCCGGCTTTCCGGCGGGTCAGCAAGGGCGCGACCCGGACATCCGGGCCGCGCTTATCTCGCGGAGAGACGCACCTTTACCGCAAAACGCGGTTTGCGTCAACGTTGCGGTTCTAGCCTAGATCGAGGCGCGGCGTGGGTTGCCGTCCGACGGAAGTCGGCCTTCGCCTCCGGCCGGCACGGCGCGCCTCGATCTTCAAGAACCAGCGATGATGCGGTTGAGCCGGTCCATGTCGGCGCGGGCGGCGGCATCGCCGGCCCTGAATTTGGCGACCCAGGCCTTGTCGGCCTGCAGCTCCTTCACCTTGGCGCGCGCCGCCTCGGGCGTCATCGGGCCGCCGCCGCCGCCGTCGCCATGTCCCTCGTCCTCGGCCAGGCCATCGCCGAAGGCGTGCAGCACTTCCAGGAAGCGGCGGGTGCCCAGCGCGCGCTCCATCGCCACCACCTCGTCGCGGTTGAGGCCGGAGGCGCGGGTGCCGGCCTGGGCCTGGGCGAACCAGGCGTCGGCCTTGTCGCCGTGCTCCTTCATCATCTCCTGCACGATGCCCTGGCTCTTGGTCTTGAACTGCGCCGCGTCGGCCGATGCCATCGCCGTCACGGTGTCGTTCCAGAAAGCGGTGACGCCGCGCGCCTGGGTGGTGTTGAGGCCGAGCTCGTGGAACTTGCCGGCGAACTTGTCGGCGAAGGCCTTGTCGGCGCCTTCGGGCACCGGCAGCTGGTATTCCGCCGCGGTCTTCGGCCGGCCGAGGCGGTCATAGACGCGGTTCCAGCCTTCGGTGTCGGTGCTGTCCTTGGGCACCGGCAGCTTGTCGAGGCCGACCAGCTTCTCCAGCCCGCGATAGGCGGTCAGCATGTCGCCCGAGTTGCGCCAGCCCTTGTTCTCGACGAAGGCCTTGTCCTCCGCGCTATCGCTGCCCCACCAACACGCGGCGTTACCACCTGGCGCGCCATCGCCCGCCGGAGCGCCGCCGCCGGCTGGAGCACCACCGGCCGGAGCACCACCGGCCGGAGCACCACCACCCGCCGGCGCGCCGCCGCCCGGCGCACCACCGCCCTCGGGTCCCCGCAGCATCATTGCCGTCTTCATGTCTCTTCTCCCTCGTTTGCCGCGCGGTTCGGCCGCTCGGCGGCTTCGAAATAGGCCCGGACCTGGGCCGGCGTGATGCCGGCGATTTCGCAGATCCGGAAATAGACCTCCTGGCGCCCGATCAGGATCATCGACTTGTTGGTGTCGACCGCGCCGGCGCCGTTGTCGGCGATCGGCGGCTTCACCGCGCGGCAGAACTCGGCCAAGTCGGCCAGCACGTCATGCTGCGATCGGGTCCTGGTCTCGTGCCGGGCGCCGAACACGTCGCCATAGGCGGCCGACCGCCGCACCATGCGCTGCACCCGCGTGAGCCCGCTCCACCAGCTCATCGCTCAAGCCCTGGCTTGCGCCGCATTCAATTGAGCGTTGCTCACCCGCTCCAGCGCCTGGGCGATCACCGGCGCCGCGGTCAGCAGCTTCTCCGCCTGGCCGGCCTGGGCGCGGCCGTCGCGCAGCGCCTGGACCTCCTCGGGGCTGCGCAGCCATTTCGGGTTGACGGCGTTGATCTCGGCGATGCCGCGGCCGGCCTCGTCGAAATCGAAGATGTCGAGCACCGACGGGTCGATCTGCGCCGCCGGCGACAGGATCTCCAGCGTGCGCAGCAGGCCGGCCGCCTCCTCCGCCCGCGCCGCGCGGGTCAGCTGGTTGTCGAAGACCGGCACCCAGACGTCGTCGGCGATCGGGCGCCAGATGCCGTCGCCGCCCTTCAGCGCGTCGAGCACCTTCTGCGGCGGCGGTGGCAGCGCGCCGACCCGGGCCAGCATCCGGTATTCCCGGCGCAACATCGGGTCGAGCAGCTCGGTCAGCTGCCGGCCGGCCGTCGGCGCCAGCAGCGCGCCCTTCTCCTTCGCGCGCTCCAGCACCTCGGTCGCCGACATGCGCGGGTGCTCGATCAGGATCTGGAACAGCGTCACCAGGAACGCGGTGTTGATCAGGTTGCGGCGCTGGCCGAGCTCGGCGTCGATCGCCGTCGGGTTGCTGCCGAACTGCATGGCGTGGACCAGCGGCTGGCCCTGCTCGTTGACGCCGCCGAAATTGAGCGCGGCCGGCTTGGTGGAGATCTTCTCGATCACGCCGTCGTCGAACACCAGCAGCGGCGGGTCGGCCAGGCGGTTCAGGATGCGGATCTGGTCGCGCGACATCTCGTTGACCATCTTGATGTCGCTCAGCACCAGGAAGGCCGGCGACCGGCCGTATTTCTCGCGCGGGCTCGTGGTGTAGCGGCTGACGTGATAGGGGAACTCGAAGAAGCCGCCCTGGCCGATCGCCTGCTTGGCGTCGACCGAGACATAGGTGGAGAGGAACGGCGCGTCGGCGGCGCGGCGGCTGAACGGGCGGTAGTCGCCGCGCGGCTTCACGCAGTGGACGTATTCCGACTTGGTCTCCGGCTTGTCGGACAGCTGCGCGCGGATCTTGTCCGGCAGGTTGTCCTCGCCCCAGGCCTGCGCCGCCTGGCGCGCGGTGTATTCGAAGCGGCGGTGCAGCTTGTCGCAGCGGCCGTCCTTGCCGTTGGAAATGAAGATCTCGACCAGCGGGATGGAGCGGTAGCGCGGGCCGCCGCCGGCGCGGTCGAGCTCGGTGAACAGGCAGGCGGTGCCGAGCGCGCCGAGCCCGGTGAAGATCTCCGGCAGGCCGATGGCGAAGCCGGAGCGCGGGTTGTAGCGGTAGTCGATCAGCGTCTTGCTGACCTCGTCGGCCCAGACCTTGACGTCCTTCTCGTCGGCCACCTGGCGCACGCCGCAGCGGCCCTTGTGCCAGGTCTGGGTGCGCGGCGCCAGATAGCTTTCCATCGCCGCCTGGAAGCGCTCGAGCGCCAGCGGCCCGGTGCCGTCGTAGATCTTGTCGGTGCGCCGCTGCCCGGGCGACGACTTGCTGGTGAAGTCGGCGTAGTTGGGCAGGATCCGTTCGGTGATGTCCTGCCAGCTCGGCTCCCACGGCGCGCGGTCGTTGGCGAAGTCCTCCTGCTCGCGCAGCACTTCCTGGCCGATCTCGCCGCTGTCGATCTTGCGCTGCCGGGCGATGGCCGGCGCCGCCACTTCGGCCATGCGGCCCTCGCTCCGGTTACGGGTTGATGCGAACGGCGTGCGCGAACAAATTCGCCGGCGCGCCGCCGGCGACCGCCGCGCGGATGTCGCAGGGCGGCAGCTCGAAGTTGATGGCGCCGGCGGCGGTCAGGCCGGTGTTGGCCACCGCGCCGGCCACCTCGGCCCCCGGCGCCGCCGCCGGATTGGTGTTTGTCTCCAGCGACACGGTGGCGCCGCCGAAGGTGCCGCGGGCGAACAGCGTGCCCTTGCCGCCGGGCCATTTCATGTAGGCGCCGGTGACGGCCACGTTGCTCAGCAGGTCGACGCGCAGGGAATTGCTCATGCCTGGCTCCTATTGGCCGGTCAGGGTCTTGATGCCGACGCTTTCGCCGGACGTGACGCCGAAGGGCGAGGTGAAGACGGTGCCGCTCGCCCCGCGCAGCAGCAGGGCCCGGCGCTTGTCCGCCTGGTCGCGCTCGAGCGCGGCGGCGGCGTCGGCGCGGTTGGGCGGCGCCTTCGCCGGCTTCGGCGCCTTGGGCGCGGAGAACAGGTCCTTGACCGGCTCCACGTTCAGGCTCCGGTCAGCCAGTCGGTGAGCGAGCGCACGTCGCCCAGCTGCACCAGGCTGAAGGGCGTGGTCGGCTTGGGCGGCAGGCGCGGCGGCTTTTTCTTCGGCGGCGTCGCCGTCTCGTCCGGCATGTCCTTGTGTTCGCCGTCGCCGCCACCGGCGCCCGCGTCGCCCATCACCATGTCGGCGCCGGCGCCGCTCTCCTCGTCGGCGCCGCCGTGATAGACGTCGAGGCCGAGCAGCCCGCCGAGCTGCGCGCCGACCACGCTGCCGAGCGGTCCGCCGACCGCGCCGCCGAGCAGGTCGCCGACCACGCCGCCGACATCGGTGCTGGTGTGGTAGTGTCCTCCGGTGAAGCTCTCGGGCACATGGAAATCCGGCTCGTTGGCGTCGAAGAACGGCCCGGCGACGACGTCGAGCACGTCGACCAGCGGCGAGCGCTGGGTGTATTCCTCGGTCGCCTTCTTGAAGGCCTTGAGGTCGTCGACATTTTCGGTCCGGCCGGTGATGCTGCCCTTGCGCTCGATCGAGGCGCCGGCGGAAGGGCCGCTCGGCCAGTCGCCGCCGATCAGGTCCTCGGCGGTCGGGTCCTGGTAGTCCTTCAGGCTTTTCTTCTCGGGCCTGTCCTTCCGGTCGTAGCCCGGGTTGCCCTTGGCGTCCTTGACCTCTTTCCGGTCGCGCGGATCGAAGGCTGGCATGCCGGTCCCCTCCAAAGCGTTTACGCAAAAGCCATATACACCATTACGCTTTTCCCGTCCACACCTCAACCGATCGCCGGACGCGTGGGGTTGCCCGCGGCCGAAGGTCCGCCTTCGCGGACAGGACGGCCACGCGCCCGGCGATTATTCAAACCTATCCTCCGGCACGCCCTCGGCCGTCGCCTGGCGGGCGCGGCGCTCCCGCCGGTGGTCGGCGCGGCCGAGCACGTGCAGGTATTCCCCGGCGCCGAGCAGGACGTATTGCAGGGCGTCGTGCGGCGCCGAGTAGCGGTTCTTCTCCGGCTGGTCGCTGTAGTGGTGGCTGCCGCCCTTCTCGATGCGCTTGATGCGGTAGCCGGAATTGAAGCCGTGGCGCAGGACCTTGCAGCGGCGCGACACCACGATCCCGTCCTTGCGCATCAGCGCGTTGCGCACGACCTCGAGGCGCGGCGTCAGGGCGTTGGTCGGCGCCGGCACGAAGGGCACCTGCGACGTCGCCGACAGCGTGGTCATCCAGCTTTTGTCGTCGTCCTCGGACGACCGCGCCTTGCCGGCCGGGTCGCCCCAGCCGCGGATCGGCAGGTCGCGCGCGCGCAGCCGCTCGCTCTCCAGCTGCACGTTGTAGCGCGGCCGGGCATGCACCCAGTCGCGGTATTCGTCCGCCAGCAGGCGGTTCAGCAGCTCGCCCATCTTCACGGCGCCCATGCCGGTCTCCGGCGCGATGATCTCGTCGAGGATGAGCCAGGTGCCGGCCGGCAGGCGCTGGCAGACCAGGATGGCGCCCTGCAGCCCGGCATCGGCGCCGAGCAGCAGCGGCAGCCCCGGCACCGCCCGCAAATCGTAATTCGCCAGATGCACCGCGTCGTCGTATTCCGGATAGACCGGCTCCCCGTCGCGCGACGCGCCCCACTGGTTCAGGATCATGCGCCGGATGTACCAATCGGGCTGGCCGAGGATCTGGCGCTCGTAATACCCGGCCGGCAGGTTCCGCAGGTTCTCCGCCTTGGGGTTGAGCGCGTAGCGGCCGTCCGGGCTCTTGATCATGGCGGATGGCTGCACGAAGAAATCGAGCGGCCGGCGGCCGCCCAGGTCGACGCCGAGGGCGAGCGCATCCTCCAGCGTCATCGGGTTTTCCACGAGCATGTCGTAGAGCCAGTGATCGGTGTCCGGCGCGTTGAAGTCGCCGTCGATGCCCGGCCTGGTGCAGCCGCGGAAGCCGGCGCCCACGTCGACCTTGGGATAGCGGCCGACGCGGCCGCGCAGATAGGTGACGACGTCGATCGACAGCTTGTCGACCTCGTTCAGATACGCCGTGCTGCCTTCCCAGCCCGGCAGCACCACGTCGATCTTGTTGTCGCCGAGGCCGACGAACTCGATGATGGTGTGGACCGTGGTCTGGTCCGGCAGGCGGAACTCCAGCGTATGCGTCGCCGGCACGCCGCCGCTGCCGCCGACCCAGTGGCCCATCGACGGCGGCACCCAGGCGTGCCAGCTGGGGATCGTCGTCTTTTCCAGGTTGCGGTAGGTGTCGCGCACCACCGCGTGCTTGGTGCGCCGCACGCCGTCGCGCGGATGCGGCTCCTGCCGGGCCGCGTTGTAGACGCGCTCCATCAGCTCGCCGCCGGTCTTGCCCGAGCCGACCGGCCCCATGATGAAACGCATGAACGCGTCGCTCGCATGGAACCGCGCCACCGTCGGCCCCGAAGCCTGATAGCTGGCGAAGTTGCCGAGGGTCATGCGAACGCCGTGCGCGCGGGTGCCGCGCCCCCGCCCGGCTGGGTCCGGACTCCGATGCCCGCGCCCGGGCGAGAGACCGGACTACATTTCGCGTTTCCCCGGAAAGCTGGGGACCCCTTTTTCCAGGCCCCCGGGCAGGACGCGCGGCGCGATTTGGGGGGGCGCCCCCCGGCCGGCGCCGCGGCCGCAGCTTTTTTCCTGGCGTTCAACTCTTCCCTCCGTCCTCGGTCTCGCCCGGCTGATCCGAAATCAGCTGGCCTGTGCCTTCAAGCTGTTGATCCGCTTGCGCTTTCCCGTCGCTGTCCAACTCGGCCTGTCCAACTTGGCCGGCTGGCTCGTCGCCAAGCCCTTGATTTCCCTCGATTGTCTCGATCGGCTGCAGCTGGCTCAGATCCGGCAGCAGATCCGGGTCGACCTGGTCGAGGAACTGGCCCAGGACGGCACCGGGATCGCCCAGCACGAGCAGCGGCAGGTTGCTCTTGACCTCGACCTGCACCGGCATCTTGCCGTGCAGGTAGGGCGCCAGGCCCTCGGCGGCGCGCACCTGGGCCGCCAGGGCCTCGGCCGGCTTGCAGCCGATCTCCAGCGCCAGGTCGATGGTGCGCCGGCTGTAGACCTCGGCCATGAACTCCAGCGGCGAGCGGTAGCGGCTGAGGATGAACTTGGCCCAGTCGCTGGTCTTGCGGTTCATCCGCCCCTTCGGCCGGCCCGGCCCGCGCAGCTCGGCCACGCGCGCGCCAGGCTCCGCCGGCAGCGCGTCGAGCTGGTCGGCCGGATAGAGCGCCAGCTGCGTCGCCTCCGGCTCCACCGCCTCCGCCGCGCCCTCGGTCAGCGCCACCGCCGCCTTCAGTCCCTGCGCTTCACCCCCCATGCCCGAATATCACCTCCATTTTTTATTCGCCCCGCCGCGCCGGCCGGTCCTGGCTGGCAGGATCATGGGCCGATGGTCCTGTTAGCCTCCTGCTAGGACCCTGTTAGGACCTAAGTGATTGATATGTATTACCTAATCTCACTTCCTAACATCCTAACAAGCTAACTGCATTCATCCCACATGCGCGCGCGCCCGCGCACCTGCGCATCACGTGAGGCGATTTCCTGTTAGCTTGTTAGGGCGCGGCCTAAGTCTTTGATCCGCAAAGCAGAACGCCCTAACAAAAAGCTAACAAAACCCTAACACTAACAAACTCACCCCCGCGCCCGGAGGCGAGGCGGCCACGACGCGGCGCGTCTTTCCTTGTCTCCCGCCACTGGGCCGGGGCGAAAGTCATGGGCGGGCTCCGGGCGACGGGTCCGGGCCGAGCGACGGATCGAAGCCCAAATGCTCCTGGCCTCCCTCCTGCCCATCGTCTTGATCGGCATCGGCCGCGCGCCGCTCGCCCCCTGCCGCCGGCGCCTGCTCCGCCTCGTCGTGCGGGCTCGCTGCGGCCGATCCGTTGTCTTGGCTCGGCGCTGAGGGCGCCGAGGGCAGGCACAGGTCGAGGGTGAGGTAGGTCGAGCGGATGTTGACGCCGGCGAAATCGGTCTGCTTGTTCAGCTGCCACGCCTCGACCGCCAGGCGGCCGAGCGATTGCTTCCACACACCGTCGGCGCCCGGCCGGCCGCCCCATTGCGTGCCGGCGAAGATCCGCTGCAGCCCGGCGTGCTGGTTGGCGACGGCGAGGAAAGAACCCGCGCGCAAGGTGCGCAGCTTGAGGCCGATCGTCGACAGCACCTGGCTGGCGGTGCGGACCTGGCTCAGCAGCGCCTCCTCGTTCCGCTCGTAGACCGAAGGATGCCCATGCGCGCGCAGCACCCACCAGCCGATGGTCTGCCGCGTGCGATCGTGCGGGCTCTCCAGCGTCGAGGTCATGAGATAGGCGAGACAGGCCCGGCTGTCGTCGGCGATGCCGTCCGTCTCGGCCACCTCGTGGGCGCGGAGCTTCTCCTCCCACGCGCTGAGCTCGTCGCCGCTGGGCGCCTGGTCGTTGAGCGCCAGGTCGGCCGCGGCGAGCAGCGTGCCGAACACGTCCTGGCCGCGCGCGCTGTGGCCGGCGCGGGCCAGGGTGTCGCGATAGGCGTTGAAGGTCTCGGGCCAGCGCTGCCATTGCTGCACCAGGCGGCGCAGCAGCTTGCCGCCGATCGCCTGCATGCCGCGCTGGGTGATGCGCGGCCGCTCGGCGCCGACGACCAGCTGCAGCAGCTCGAGCACGGCGATGCGCGAGCGATCCTGCGGCAGCAGCGGCGGAATGAGGATCGAGGAGAACAGGAAGCAGCTGCGCACCGTGAAGCTCGAGGCCGCGTGATCGCTGCCGCCGCGCACCGACAAGGATCCGCTGGCCGCGTCGCGCGCCAGCTTCACCAGTGCGTTCATCTTCCGGTTATCCTCCTCGGCCTCGGTCTCGTCGAGGGCGACCGGCAGCGATGCCTGTCCCACCGTCTGCCGCACGCCGGCGGCGGTGGCGTCGCTCGAGCGCAGGATGCCCTCGTCGCCGAACAGCCACTTCAGCGCATCCTGCAGCGTCGACTTCCCGGTGCCGAAGCCGCCGGTCACCCAGGCGAGCGGCCGCCAGTCGAGCGCGCCGCCCATCATCGCGGCGCAGCACCAGCCCAGCAGCAGATAGGGGTCGAGCTCGGCGCGCCGCCAGTGCCAGGTCGCGAACAGGCGCAGCAGCCGGTCGCCGGGTCCCTTTGGCCCGGCGGGCTGGGGCTCGCGGTTGGGCCGCAGCGTGCCGCCCTCGGTCGGATAGATCTTGCGCTCGAAGAGGCCCGGGCCTGCCTCGCGCCAGATAGGGGCGGCGGGCGCGGGGTTGGCCGCGGACGAAGGTCCGCTATCGCGGTCCGGGCGGCCGCGATCGCCGCCCCCTTCGATAATGTAGAGCACGTCGCCGCAATGGAGCACCAGCTCGCCGGCGCCGCCGAGCCAGGCGCCGCGCCCGCGCACCTTCTCGAATGGCGACCACGGCCCGTTGGTGGCCGCCGCCATCATCAGCGCCTCGGCCGCCAGCTCCGGCTTCCAGCCCGTGGTCTCGAAACGCGGCGGATTGCTGCCCTTGACCGGGGTCAGGCGCGGCCAGGTCTTGTAGACGAAATCGACGTCGCGCCCGAACAGGCTCATCAGCTGCAGGCGCGAATGCTCCTTGGCCGCCAGCGGCCGCAGCTGCTTCAGCTCGTCGAGGTAGTAGTAGGTGTCGCCGCAGACGCCGAGCGCCACCACCGGGCAATCCTCCGGCAGGGCGAAGCCGTCCTGCTCGTCGCTGCCGCGGCCGCCATAGCCGGTCGCCGGCGGCTCCTCCGCCGGCGCGGGATCCAGCGGCGGCAATTCCTCCGCCGCCTCCCCCATCGCGCGCACGCGGTCGATGCCGGATTTGCCCTCGGTGGTCATGCGGCCACCTGCACCTTGAATGCGTGATCCAAAACCACGGCGGCCCAGGATGCGCTGATTTGCAGTCGCCAACCTTCCGGCGGCGGTTCGGCGCCACCGTCATCCGCCCAGCGTGCGAAGGTCAGTGCCTCGTCCTCGAAGCCCGCCGGCACGATGATCCCGCGACAAGTCCTCACGCTTCCCCCCGATGCGCCGCCGGCCGCACGCGGCGCGGCGCCGCCTGGCGCGCACGGCGTTCGCCCAGCTGCCGCAATTCCCACCTGTCGCCGAGATCCCTGGTCACTTCGTAGAGCTCCCCTCCGCCGGGCGCGCCGAGGCGCACCCGCGCGCCGACATAGGCGGCGGGTGCGCTGGCTTTCTTGATCGTCTGCGCCGGCAACTAGCCGCCCGCGGCGGGGCCGCCATCCGGCGCGGCGAAGGCCCTGGCGGCGGCGATCGCCTGGCGCGTTTCCGCGTCGTCCGGCCGCTGCTTGGCCTTGACCTGCGCCTCCATCTGATCGGCCCAGCCGGCAGCCTCGGCCTTGCTGCTGAACGCCGGCTTCGCTGCCGGCGCCGCATCTACCCGCGCGGCCTTGGCCGCTCTCGCTTTACGCGCCATTTTCTCCTCCTCTCAGCACGTCGTTGACGTCCTTCACGCCCTCGGGCGGGCGCACCACCTGCACGCGCTTGCCCTGGGCGCGCTGGTTGTCGACCACCTTCTGGAAATCCTCGTCGGCCTGGCTGCCCGGCTTGTCGTTCTGCTTCCAGAAGCGCACGCCGGCGATCACCTCGGGCAGCTGCAGGTGGATCATGTTGCCGATCGAGACGCCCGCGGCGACCCTGCGGTCGTTGTAGGCGAGCGCGACACTCAGCCCGTCCTCGATCCCCTCGGTCAGGTCGATCCAGTCGACCCGCTTCTCCTGGCGCAGCTTGCGCCCTGGCAGGATCTCGCCGGTCTCGCCGTCGACCCGGATGCCGTTCCACAGCCGGATGAGGCCGCCGCGGTATTTCCCCAGGGTCAGCTTGGGATCCTCAAGGGGCGCCTTCTTCACGCTGCCGTCGCTCTGCACCTCGAGCCAGGTGCGGTGCGCGGCGAGGAAGTTGCCGGCATTGTCGCAGATCGGCGCCACCATCGCCGGCCAGGCGCGCCGGCTCTCGCCGTTGTTGAGGCTCGGGTGGAAGCGCACGCAGCGGATCGGGAAGGGCAGCTTCTCGATGTCGACGCCGCGGCCCTTCAGGTAGAGATCGACCGGCGAGCCGACGAGCTCGGTGGAGGCCGCCAGGAACATGGCGTAGGCGGCGTTGCGCTTGTCGCGCCCCTCCTTGAAATAGTCGCGCTTCTTCTCGGGCCGCGCGATCGCGGCCTGCGTCTTCTGCAGCGCGTTGGGGTCGGTGCCGTCGAGGCCGAGCCAGGCGCGCGCCCACTTGATCGCCTTCACGTTGTCGCCGCCGAACCACAGGTCCGCGGAGAAGCCCAGCGGCGAGCGCGCATAGCCGCCGCTGAAATCCTTGACCATGCCCTGGAACTCGCCCTCCAGCGCCACCTTGAAGCTGCCCAGGCTGGCGTCGACGCGCAAGGGGTTGTAGGCGACGAAGTCGTGGCCGTCCTCGTGGCCGCGCAGGCCCCACTCGCCGACCAGGTCGCGGATCCGCGCCCGCAGCATGTCGACGATGTCGTCGACCGAATGCAGGAAGCGTTGGTCCGGCGCACGCCGTGCGCGCTCGCTCCGCCCGTTGGCAAGGACGCGCCGGCCGGTCATTGCAGATCCGCCCTCTTGTCCCAGCGCGTGTGCGGCGGGGTCTCGGCTTGCGCCGGCGGCGACGTCTGCGCGCGCGCGACGGCCGCCTGCTCTTCCATCGAGGCTTCCTTGATCGCCTGCGCCCAGACTTCCTCGATGCCGGCCAGCGCCTTCTCGATGTCGGCGAGCTTGCAGGTGAGCGCGCGGTGCGCCGCGGTCACCAGCTGGCGCTCGATCGGCGCGGTGGCGCGCCAGATCGGCGCCCGCCGGTATTCGTCGACGGCGGCCGCCAGGCGCTCGCGCGCCTTGTCGTCCCACGGCGCCACCTTGAAATGGAACAACGCCAGCTTGAACTCCAGCGATGGCGACAGGCGGCTCATACCGGCGCGCCTTCCACATCGCCCGGCGCGCCTGGCGCGCCCTCCACGTCACACGGCCAGGTCGGCTCGTCGGGATCGGTGCGGGCGACGTCCTCTGGACCTCCGGCGGCGCTGCCCCCGGGGGCGTTGCTGCCGTGCCCTAGCGGCCGGTCGTCGGGGCGTCCCCCTTCGGCCGGCCGATCAATGGGTGCTGGGGGCCTCGCGAGCCGTACCAGATCGCCCTCTCGGGGTATTTCGGGTGCTTGGGTGGCGCCGGCGGCGTTGACCGCGGCGACGACCAGATGCGCCAGCACGGCCGCCGTGCGGGTGTCCGGCACGGCGGCGACGTAGACCACTTCCTCGCCGGCGGCGTCATACAGGATGCCGTCGTCGTCATGCGACCACGGCAGCTTCGCGCCCAGCGCGGCGAAGATCTCGGCGTATGTCATGCCGCGCCCTCCGGCAGCTTGACGCGGTCCTGCAGCTGGCCGATCGCGCCCTGCTCGTCGGGCTTCGGCTTCGGCGCGGGCTTTGGTTTCCTGCTCACGACTGCACCGTCATCAGCGGATGAGCCGCTTCGATTTGCGCGACCAGCTTTTGCCGGCGCGTCTCCGCCTCGGCGGCGATCTTTATGGCGAGACCGACGATCGAGGCCGCCGGCGCCGCCGGGTCGATGCCTTCGCGCGACAGCCGCGCCTGCAGATCCGCGATGGCCCAGCCGGATTGCAGCATCATCGAGACCAGGATGCAGGCGTCGTCGAGCTCGGCCTCGCGCTCGCTGCCGACCTTGGCGCCATCGGCGAAGATCTCGCGCGCGAAGTGGCTGTCGTCGAAGCCGACGCCGATGGACCATGGGCGGCCGGCCCAATGGACGGCAATCGTCTCGCAGTGGCGCCGGTTCGGCAGCGGTTGGCGCGCGCTCACGCCAGCTCTCCCAGCTGGTCGAGCTTCACGCGGAAGCCGGCGGCGTGCTTGTGGCCGCCGCCGCCGTATTGCTTGGCGATCTCCGCCACGTCGGCGCCGTCAGGCCGCGAGCGCAGCGAGAACACCCGGCCCTGCGGCGTGTCCCAGTAGCAGGCGGCGAAGGGCTCGCCGCCGTTGCCGGTGTCGGCGGCCATCAGGTTGGCCGCGTCGCTGGTGAGGGTGTGCGGCAAATTCGCCACCCAGACTTCGTGCCCGCCGATCGTCATCCGCCGGCGCGTCGTCGCCACCAGCTCGGCGATGTCCTTGTGGTGCTTGCGCTCGATGGCGGCGCCGGCGCTCATCCACTCGCGCACGCGCCCGCCCTGCAGCGCCCAATAGGCGTTCTCCCAGTTGGCGAGCGTGTATTCGTAGGAGAACAGATTGGCGGCGATCTCGCGCGACCGCGGCAGGGCGAAGCGCCACAGGTCGCGGTCCTCGACATACTGCACCAGCGTCGGCACCGGCTGCTGCGGCACGAAGAACTCCCAGGCGATGCGCGCGCCCGAGCGCTCGAGGTCGAACAGCGCCGCGCAATTGCCGCCGTTGGTCTGTTCGTCGCGCCCCGCCTGGACCCCGGCTTGGAAGCCGGCCCAGGTGGCGCCCGGCTGCAGCTTCGGCATCTCGCTCAGATCTTCGGCGGCGCTCTTGTGGTGGTCGAGGATGACGAGCGACCGCGCCTGGCCGGCCAGCTTCACGATGACGTCGCGCTTGTAGGAGAAGTCGACCAGGATCACGTCGCGGCCCTTCACCTTGGGCGGCGCGTCCTGGTAGGTCGCCGCCAGCAGCTCCACCGCGGCCTCGCCCGGGGCATGCTGGCCCAGCGCCTTCCACACCGCCCAGGCCGCCGTGAAGCCGTCCTGGCAATTGCCGTGATAGATGCAGAGCGGTCTCACCAGGGCTCCTCCGGATTGATCTTGGCCGCATCGGGCAGCACCTCGTGAATGTGCTTCAGCCCGCGGATCAGGTCCGCGCGCAGGCGCAGACGATCCTTGTCCGAGATTTTGCGGCCGAGCAGCACCTCGCCCAGACGGGCGGCGAGGGAGAGCTCGATTGCGGCGCGCTCCAGCCGCGCATAGCGGGCGTCGGCGACCCGCTTACGGCTGGCCGCGCCCTTGATCGCGCTGGCCTTTCGGCTGCTCAAGCGGGTTTCACGTGAAACACTCATCCGAGCAGCGCCACGATGTTGATCAGGATGGCGCGCCAGACCAGCGCGCCGGCGCCGGAGCCCAGCGCGAAGCAGAAGCCGACGATGAGCCCGAAGGCGACGGTCTCGCGCATCATCGGCTCACCGCCTTCCGCCGTTGCCGTTGGGGCCGAACACCGCGGCGCTCACGTCGCGCTTCAACGCCGGGCCGGGCGCCGTCGTGCTCGCTCCCGCGACCGCCGACACGGCTTTGAACCAGGCCGGCGGCAGATCGACGATCAGCCGGTCGGGTTCGTCGATGCCGCGGCTGACCCGCGTGGCGCAGGCCTGGGGGCGGGCCTCCTTGATGGTGAAGGCTCGCCAGGCCTGGAAGCTGACCGTGCCGGTCTCGCTCTTGGCATAGCGCTGGACCTTGCGGCCCAGGGCGTCCTTGCCGAGGCGCAGCTGCCCGTCATGCTCGTCGCAGCCCGCCTCGACCACCACCTTGTCGCCGATTTTCAGCTTGTTCGCCTTCAGCACGTCGGCGCCGAGGAACAGCTGGAGGTAGACCTTGCCCTTGGCCGACAGCCGCAGGGCGGCGGAAACGCCGAGTGCCGGCACGCCGCCGGTGGCACGGTGCGAGAGACGGACGAAGCTCATGCCGCGGCTCCTTCGATTTGGAACGACTCCGCCCGCCCTTTTACGGTCGGGCGAGCAAGGGAGGTGGAGATGGCGAATACGCCGATCGGCACTTGGGACCTGGGGGAGGCGACGATTGAGGAGATCACGGCCTATCCTCCGCTGTGCGTCGTCTTGCACGTGCGAATACAACGCGGAGATACCCTGAAGCTGCGAATTCCAGCCGATCACCTTCGCCCGCTCGCGGACCGGTTCGTACGTGCAGCCGACATACATGAAGCCCTAGCTGCCGAAGCCACCAGGTCGCGCCATTGACGGCGAAGCCCTGCAGCCAGAGGCGCGGGCGGCGCAGCAGAAGACCTAGGTTGACGGGTTGATGTCCGATGGCGCCATCGGGATCCGGGTCCAGCTCGGCTGGAGCAGTCCGCACCGCAAGGTCTGCGAGATCGGCTTCTGACACCATGCCGAACCAGATCATCGTGGCGCGCGTCATGCCGCGGCTCCTTCGGCGTGGGTTTTGGCCGGCCGTTCCCAGGCGGACATCGGCACCGCGCCATTGGTGACCTCGGCGATGCGGCGGATAACGGCGAGCGAGGGCTCGACCGCGCCGTCCTCGTAGCGCTGGACGGTCGATTTGCTTTTCCCGATCCGTTCTCCGAAGGCCTCAAGCGTGAGACCGTTTCGTTCTCGATAGGTTTTAAGGTCCATCAACCTGTTGCACCCCGTGGGAAACTGGCGCACTACATCTAGTGGCTGGACTTTGTTGCATTGAATGGGATGATGTCAAGTGCTTTCTTCCCAGGATTTGCAATCGACGCCTTTCCCATTTGGCGCAACAGCGGCGGGTATGAAATCCACCGCGCGCGCCGGACGACTAGGCGGACATGAAGCGCCGGCCAAGCGCCGCGCCGGACGGCCTGAACGCTCCGGCGACGGGCCGGGCAACCGCGTGCGCGAAATCCGCCTCGACCGCGAGTTTTCCCTGGACGAGCTGGCGGAGCGATGCGGCCTCACCAAATCCGCGCTATCGCGTATCGAGACTGGCGAGACCCTGATGAACGTCGACCACATGCGGCGGCTGGCGGTGGCCCTCGATGTTGGCGAGGAGCAGTTGTTGGCGTCTTCGGCGCGCCCGCGCGAGGTCAAGGTGGTCGGCTATGTGGGCGCCGGCGCCGAGATCTACCCGATCGACGAGGACCCCGATGGCCTGCGCAGCGTCAGCTGTCCGGACCACCTGGACCCGGCCTCGACCGTCGCCGTGGAGGTGCGCGGCGACAGCATGTTTCCGATCGTGCAGGACGGCTGGCTGCTGTTCTACTCCCGCCGGCACGAGGCGGTGCCGAGCCAGCTGGTCGGCGCGCTCAGCATCGTCCACCTCGAAGATGGCCGGACGCTGGTGAAGCACGTGCGGCGCGGGCCCTCCAAGGGCCACTTCAACCTGATCTCGGTGAACGCCGCCCCGATCGAGGATGTGAAGCTGCGCTGGGCCGCGCGGGTGCGCGCCATACTTCCGCCAAGGTAGTGCGCTACACTCGCATATAATTGCAATAATCGCGACGATTAGGGTTAGTAATGGCTTAATCCGCAGGACTAAATTTCCCATTCAATGCAATTTCCCTGTTGACATGCTCCCATTCAATGCAACAGAGTGACCCTGCCCGACGCGGCCGGGGCGAACTGGGCCGCACCAACGGATGGGTTCCCTAGCTTCAGGCAAGGTCAGGCGGGCCGGCGGTGTCCCTGTTTTCGCCGGCCCGCACCTTCTCGAAGGGCTGGGGCCGTTGGAGCCGCGAACGCCGTGCGCGGGAAGCGCCGGGGCCGCGGCCGTCACGAGGGGATCGCCATGATCGACCGCCTGGGTCGGCGCCACGCCGACATCGTCCGTCTCCGCTTCAACGCCGACAAGGGCAAGCCGCTGACCGTCGAGGCGCTCGACCGCCGCGACCAGGTCGTCCGCGCCGGCGGCCTGTTCGACATCGCCGCCTGGCTCGAGCGCTACAACTACCGCTACGTGCTCGGCACCAACGGCATCTGGGCCCACGTCCAGGTCGGGAGGGCGGCATGACCTGCCGCGCCACCCTCGCGCGGCGTCCCGCCGCCGAGTTGCTGCGCCTCGACGTCGGCCTCGATCTGGTGGCCCGCGTCGCCGCCGCCCGCGACGCCGTGGTCGTCGCGGCACCGGAGCCGGTGGAGCTGG